CCTCCATTCTGTTCCATTATATTTCAACTCTACTTCAACATGATTTTGGTCTAATATGTAATCATCACTACTTCCCATTATATTAGTTGCACTTGTTAACGTAACATTAGTTGTTTCAAACTCACCTAAATAGTCCCATACCTTGATACTAGTTCCTGTAATAGGTAAAGTGATTGTTATTCCATTACTTGCTCGTATATAATCATTATTGATTGCAGTGTAATTCGTTGTTTTAATTCCTACATCATTATATTTATTTTGAGTCTTCCAATCTTCCGAGCCTAACTCCGCATCCAGCAACGCTTCTATTTCAGCGCCTGTTTGATCTGCAGTTGCATTATCCTCTATATTATTTAATTTATCCATTCCAGCACTAGGTAATTCTAAAACTTTCCAGTCGTTAGTAGAAGCTATATAACTTAATTCTATATAACCTTTACTTACATCTAAAAGAAAATTGCTAACTGAATTATCTATCTTAGTTCCGCCTGTTACTGTTAGAGTTACATTGTTTGTACCCCAAGTCCCACTAACATCTGTAAATGCTATTCTGTCCCCATCGTTTAGTGTTGTAGGCATAGCGAATGTAATGCTAGCACTTGTTGTATCAGTCCTAACATCTTGCCAAGCACTGATTGTTGCTGTTGCTGTTAATACTGCTGTAGGCGCATATGAACTATCACTCTCATCTTGCCAAGTCCCTGTCCCACTTGCAGTATTTCTTATAATTTGTCCTACTGTCCCTCCAGTTGGGATATGTTTATTCCCTGCTTGTGAATGGTCGTAAGCAGTCTTGCCCCTATCTCCTCGGTATGCAGTTGAACTGGTCTCGCCTAAAGCTAAGTCACTGCCTATTGGAGTATAAACAGTCCCACTCCACCTGTAAGTTATATTCGTATCTAGTGCTATATAAATCTTACCACTCTCTCCTGTTGTTGGAAATCCTGCTAGGTTCGCAAATTCTAAAACATCATCAACATAACTCGGTAACTGTGCAGATGGGACAAGTCTGTTTGCATCTAGTTCTGCAACGCCGTTAATTGAACCTTTTTGTGTTAATGGTATTTGAGCATCATCAGTTACATTAGATAATCCTATTTCAGTTTTCGTTACATTATGAGGATTTCCAGCTGTTAGTCCGCTGTGGGTTGTATTACTATCAACTTCCGCTTGAATTGTTGTATCGTCGTAAACCGTGTCTGTGAAAACCGCCCCTGATGGAACATCTGTTAGAACTTGGGAATCGTCTACTTTATCGTCTAAAGCTGTTTGTAATCCATCTATATCAGCTATATCAAGTAAACTTATTACACCTTTTTTACCATTAATCGAAACAACTCCTTCTGAAGCATTTAATTTAATCCAATCATTTTTATATTTTATTGCCCAATCTCCAACGAACCACCCAGTAATACCAAGTCTAGTTCCAGTATAATCAGTATCAACCATATAAGCATAATCAACCTTAGCTTCAGCACTTATATCTGGTAAATTTGTACTAGGATTCCAATACCCAATTAATTCTAAACCAATCTTTACATTCGTTATTCTTTCATTTAAAATATCTTTTATTTCTTCAATTTCAACCTGCGTATAAACCTCTGTTTTATTATAAGAATCTGAAATCAATCTTTTTTCTGCAATACTATCAGTAAAGTCAATATTCGGAACATCACTTAATCCAATATCAGATTTATTAACATTATGAGGATTATCATTGTCTGTCAGATGAGCTAATAAAATTGTTATATCAGTCTGATAATCTACAGGTGAACCAATATTAATATATGGGCTATTTTGAATTTTAATAATATCACTACCATAAACTGAATCATCTCCAATTATTCCAATTGAAAAACTCTTAACTGAATGATTACCAGAATTCTTAAAAACTTCAATTAATTCATTTGTTCCTAAAATTAGTTCTCCCTTGTATTCTGAATCAAAAGTTTCACAAGCACAAACCGTTTCTTTTCCATTTAATATGTATAAAGATACCTGTGAATAATCAACATCGATTCCAGATAATTGGATTTCCAATTTATCTGTTAAAATTAAATCCCCTACTATTTTTACATCTTTAGTAAAAGAATTTACTATAATTTGCACACTATTCAAATCAGACATTTCTCACTCCATTTATAAATTGTTGATTAAAAAATTGAAATCGCCTAGCATCTTCTTCATCAATATGTTCAATACTATAACAACGACTTAAAATATAATTTTGTAAAACAGGACTCCAAATTTCGTTTAAAAACGAAGCGACTTTATACCAAGAAACTGTTCCGTCAATAGTAATATCATCTAACCAAATCGGTTCTTCTGTATGGCTAGTTCCAGATGAAACACAAAATCTATATTCATTATCAGAACCTCGGACTATATTACCTACTGAATAAACAGTAGAATTTAAACGAAGAGGAATATATGAAATATCTGGAATAACAGTTAAATTTAAATCATCATTATAACTAGCATCTGGTCTTAAATTATGAACTTCCCTAATACCTTCAAGTAAAAAACTATGTAAATCATCGTCAGAAAAATAAAAAGTAACTGAACGGATTTCTTTTTCATACATTTGAAAATACTGATTACTTTGTTCACTATCAGCCTGGTCATTACTATCTAAAGAATATGCTTTAAATAATAAATAATGAACTAATGCTGGGTGCCAATTTGAATTAACAGATTCACCAAATTTTGCGTCTGGACGACGAATTGACAAATCTTTAATTCCAGATTTGAATAAAATTTCTAAAGTCGAATCTAAAAAACGATATGGTTCGATTAAATCCCGTTTCATAACACGAAACTCTTCAAATACATCATTTTTAACAACTTCTGTAAGTTCTGCTGTATCTTGTTTTAATTTTTGCTTAACTTTTAACAGTATATTATTTATATCCACGCTTACCTCTTTTTAATTTTGACATTTTTTTAGGTCTTCTTAAATTCAATGCTGTTGTTATACTAGCATTATATAAGGGTTTTTGCAAACTAAAAGTATCAAAATTTGTAAAAGGTTTTGCTGGAATGGAAACAATCTCAGCAATTACGCCAGCAGTTATTCCACTCATAAACTCTGTTAATTTTGTAGTAGGAACAATATCTTGTTCCATAGTAGGAATAGCAACAACATCAAGATAAACTGTCTGTCCATCATAATGCTCTAAAAAAGCGTCGCTATTTATTGTAATCTTCATCAATTCTTCATCTAAATCATAAGTCGTATGGAAAAATACTGTATTTCCATCGTGAAACTTACCATATCTGAAAATTGATGCATCTTGAACCGAATAAAAATATTCAGTTACATCTTTATCTATTTCAATATTAATGCTATAATTCCAGATTTGAGTTTGTCTGCAAAAATCTTGAATGACTTTTTTAGACATCTTTTTAATTAAAGGAATTTCGCACGAAGGCAAATATACTTTAACATCTGAAACTATATCATTAATATCCATTATTTATTTATCCTTTTTTCTTTGCTCTAAATATTCTTTTTCTGTAGCCGTTCCAAGAAAATCGTATGTATATGCACGAATCTTCCCAACAGCTTTAACTTGACCATCTATTTGTTCATATTTATCTCTAACTGCATGATCTGCTACTTCTCTATACCTATCTGGTATAATTATTTCTTTATTCCTTTGCATCTGTAATACATCACCATTAACTGCACATTCTACATCTTTAGGATCATTACTAGAACTTCTTTCATGAAATCTAACTTTACTAAATCCTGTGGTCTTCTCTTGTTCTGCCATCTTAATTCTCCATTTGTTTATTTAAAATAAAAATAGAGGGCTTTTACACCCTCTATATTGTTTACTCAGCGTATGCTTCAACAATTAAAGCATTACCAGCTACATTCACTGTCGCTCCACCAGCAAGAATAACGCCTTCAGAAACGCCTTCTCCACCAATATTAACAACAACTCCATTAGAAGCTTTGGTTGATGTTCCAGCCGCCGCTATAGCGATACCTAAAACATTTTCTTCATCAAGAGAATCAAACGCTAATTTAGTTCTAGTGATTGTATTTGTAATTAATAATTTACCAGGAATAAAACCTAATTCTAAAACTAAGTCTGACCCAGTACCATCTACTACGATTTTTGTATATTCTTTCATTTAATATCTCCTATTATAATGCAGTTGCCGCTACTTCTAATCTAGCCATATAAAATTGGTTTAGAATAATAGCAGTTTGCCATGTTTTCCAAGATACGAATCCATTCTGTCCCAATGGGTCAGTTGGAGATGCTTGTCCAGGATTATAAGTTTTAATATCAACAGCTTCTTCACCTTGTAAAGGAACTATTCCATAAGCGTCTCTTGCAAAAATCAAGATTGGATACACATCAGCCTTTCCAGCACTTGAAGGTGCAACACCAGCAGATAAATTAGATGTACCAGATACTCCAGCTAATTCCCAAGGATAAGCAGAGTTGATAGATAAGAAACGGATGTTCTCATATTTTCCTAATTCATTAGGCATTGATTTACTTGAATCAGCATATTTTTCTACTGGAACAAATCCAGATATAGCTCTTAAATCTGCATCACAATCTGAATGAGCAACAGCAAAAAATGCAGGTGCAACAGGTTCTGTAGCAGTTTGAGGCGTAGCCTTGATTATTTCAGAAATAAATTTTGCTCTATTTCTACGGAAACTTCTGTAAATCTTTTTAAAATCATTTGCTTGTGCAGGTCCTGCAACTAAAGCTCTTGAATCTACGCCATTTGCATAAAATACATTTGTGCCAGCTCGTAAGATTTCATAACGAATTAATTCGATAGTTTCAGCAATTTGTTCTCCACATAAATCCATAGCTTCATTTAAAACTGGATCTTCGTGAGTATCAACTATAACATCTGTAATACGGATTTGATCTCCGAATTGTTCCAAAGAACATGTTAAGTCTTCAAAAGTAATTTGCTTTCCAACTGGTGGAACGCCTTCTTGCAACGGTGCATTCGCTGGTGCAAGAGATAAATATCTACGATATTTTCTAACTTTTGACTTATTTTTTGCTTGTTTATCTACTTGACCGAAACGCTCAAAGACCATGTCTAATTGACCTCTTTTAAGCAGTTTCCCTACAGCGAACCCTGTGGTTCTATTGCTAAGATTAGCAGTTGAATTACCAGCCATTTTTTACTCCTTTTGTTATAGTTAATAGCTTTATTTTAAATTACTGCTCAGAGGCACTTAATTGTAACTTTGTTTTTACACCTAGAACATTTTATTTCTAATCCTGTTCCAGGCTCTAATCGCCCATCAAAAAATCTTCGATTGCAAAATGGGCATCTATATTGTTTAATATCAATTTTATGTAACACTATTGAATCCTGCGCTATAATCATCTTTATCGATTTTAGCTCTTTTACGAATAACCTTACGAGTTCCTCTCTTCTTAATAGAAGGACGAATACTAGGTTTTTCTATTACAGTTTCTTTATTTACTTTCTTACTTCTTCCTTTACTCGCTTCAAAGTCATCTAATAATGCAATCGCATCATCTGAATATCCCGAATCTGATAAAGCTTGAACTTCTTCTGGTTGGGATTCAAACCAATTCCCAAACTCTTCACTTCCTATAATTTTTTTTGCTGACGGGTGAACTCCACTCACATCTGACCAATAATTTAATGAAGCAACCTGTCTCCCTAAATCCATTTCTGTGCTTTTTGTTTGCTTTGTCGAAACTGCCGTTGCAAAATATTTCATTGCTTCAAACATTGCTGGATTTTCTTCAGCAATATCTTTCATACTCATTGACTCTCCATCTATATCAAATGATACATCTGGAATATCTTCTAAACCTATATTAGATAAAATCTCACGAGACGCATCTAAACCTATTACAGAATTTCTTTCTTCTGCCATCTCCGCTTCTCTTTGCGCTTTCAATTCTTCTTCTCGATATTTTCTTTCTGCATCTTTACGAGCTTGAATTCTTTCAGCAATCGCAGATGGAGTCTCTTCTGATTCCTCTAATTCTTCATCAACTTCCCCGTCATCTTCTTCTTCGAGTTCATCAATTTCTTCTTCTTCTTCTTCTTCTTCAAAATCTTCACTAACTTCCTCTTCAAATCCAGCCTTAAAATCATCCTCTAATTCATCAACTTCTTCATTCATAATTTACCTCTTTTGGGTTACTGTCATCAGTCTTTCTATGAATAATAAACTAGATAATTCTCCTAATTTATATCTCATATCATCCTTGACATTTTCGCTTATCTTAGGATTGGAATACAATATTTTTTCCAACCTACTTTTTTCTTCTTGCAACTTTGCAAAAAGAACTTTATATCCAGAATTATGCTTCATTTCAATTAAGCTCAATTCTTCAATTTCATTTAATTTAAGATTCATATATTAAAATGTCAAATTTTCTTCAGAAAATTTCTCGATTAATTCATCATCATCAACATCTTCATCAATTTGAATATCCTTATCTTTATTAATTTTTGCATATTCTAATTCAATTTTTTCTTTTGCAATTTGAATATCAGCCAACGCTTTTGTAGCCTCAGCAGCCTGTCTTTTCGCATGTTGAATTCCCTCTTCAGCCAACGCTCTCTTCTCTTCAGCGTCCGCAAAAATCTTATCAACTGAAGCTTTTGCTTTTTCCAATTCAAGTTCTTGCATTTCTTGCTGTAATTTATATTGAGGAGATTCCTGTAACCTTTTTTGCTCAGCTTCTTTTTCTTCATCAGTCTTAATAAATTCATCAATATCCATATCATGAACTCTTGCTAATGCTCTACCAAACTCTGGAATATTAAATTCTCCAACAAAATTTTCATTACTTAAAATTAATTGCATAATCTCAACCATCTTACGAGATTTCATAACTCTATCATTAAATGAAGAAAACCCCATTGCTATAACATCAAAATCTCCTTTTATATCTGCATTATCATCTCTCTGCATATTCCAAATATAATATTCTTTAATAATATTTTTAATTATATCTCTATCAAAATTTTCAATTGTTTTCCCAACATACTTACCAGCCTTTTCAATCAACTGAGAAGTTTCATATGCCGTCTGCACACCACCTGTACTCTGACCCATTGCAGACCTCGGAATCATAGAAACCTCATCTGTCATCTTTTCAGTATATTGTAAAAGACTAAATAACCCCTCACTAACATCTGGTATAATTACTGGTTGAATTGCTTGTCTAACATCTTGACACTCTTCGGAAATCGCAATAACTTTACCAGGATGTAAATTCTCCAAAGCATCATCATCTTCCAAATATCTCTGCTTGACTGCTGTCATAACATTACCTGCAAGCTTTTTATTATCTATATATGTATTAAATATCTCATCATACAATTTCTGCATATCTGTAACATTATCAACAACTCCCTCTATTAAATCATTATCAACATGAGATTCAAATGTAGTTGATAAATATGGAATATCACGCTTATCTATACTTTCAGTATAAATAATCTCTCTATTAGCCATGACAACTTTCGCATAAACTTCCTCTCCAACCTCTCCATCTATAACTGGAACTCTCCCGTAATATTCCAATAATTCTATATTATGTTCTTTTAAATAACTATCATCTTTTAAATCATTGTCAGTCTGAGTAGATGTAAAACCTATTTTCCCTTCCAACACATCTCTAATAACTTCTGCATCATAGGCTTCATCTGCCAGTAATAAATACAAAGCATTTTTGTCAAGATACGACTTTTCAAAATAACCCGAACTATCACTGAACTTTCCCCCTGCGTCCCAATACATATCAAAAACTGGAACACTTTTAAATGTTAATATATCTTTACTGCCACGAGTAAATGCAAAATTATTCAACTCATCAAAATACTCATACTCAATCTCTTCAAAATCTTTACGCATAAAACATATACCATAAACAGCAGAGTTGAATATCGCTGTAGTCATCTCATCAACAACTGAAGCCTCTTTCATTTGATTCTTAATCAAACGAGTAAAATCAGAAATTGAATTTTTTAACTTTTCAGATTCAGATTCTTCCATTCCACGAAGTTTAATCTTAGTTCTTGCAGATGGCTTAAGCTTAAATGGAATCTCCCCTCCCTTTAAAAGCATGTCAGATATTAAACTTGTAGCTCCAAGGACTTTCATCTTCGCCAACCTAATACTAACATCACTCTCCCAATTCGTAGATTCAGAATTTTCTGAATCATAAAAATGACTCGGGTGTAATTCTCCTATATCCGCTTTATTACCTTTAAAAACACTGTAATTTTCACGCCACTTATTTTCCAAGTCTTCTCGACTCTCCTTAAAATACTTTAACTTTTCTTCTAAAAACTCTTTCATAAATTTCTCGATGGATGTAAAATTAATCCTTTTAATATATTTAATACTGGAGCAACACTAGATGGAATATCCATCTCGGGATTACTCATAAAACCTCGTAAACTTTCATAAAATTTTAAATCAATTTCAAATTTTATTTCTTTCTTTAAAATCTTGTCAAAAATCAACTGAATATCATCTCGGTCAATCTCAACATTTATTAAATATGGCATATGTTTACCAACCTCTAACCTAACAGCATTACGGATTTCTCGCATATATCTATCAGATTTAGACTCTTTATCACTACAATAATAACATTTTAAAGCATATTTGTCAAGGTTTGTTTTAAAAAACAATGGGATTTCTTCAATACGAAGAAATTCTATCTCTTGTACAAGGTATAATTCCTTCGTTTTTAAATCATACGCTCCAACCGTTATATAACCAGGAAGTATCTTTGCTCTCTTTGGATCAACACTAGGAAAACTAATCCCACTACGCAAATACATCTTACCATTAATCTCAGCACCATTACGAGTCTTAAACTCACAATATGCATTATATTTATCCAACCAACTAATACTCTTAATTTTCATAACAAACACCCCTCTAACGCACTATCAGAAAAACTGCTAGCACTCTCTCCATTTACTGCCAATGCAAATGTTCTAAACGCATCACTCGCATGAGAATATTCATCATGACACGGCTCTTTACTAAAACACTCTAAACTCTTATTCCAAGTCTTTTTATAATTCTGAAGAGCTGTAAACCCTTTACTCGTAACTTCTTTAGAAAAATAACAATTCGTAATTAAATTCCTGCACATATTAATCCCATCCAAAACTGCAACCCTGTCAACTGGTATTAACCTAAATCCATAATGCTTTAATGCAAACGCTGTCGTCGTCATTCCAGTATCAAAATTCTTCTTCTCACTATCCCATGGAACATAATTTAAACCAGAACCAAACCCCTTATCTCGGATAACATCTATATAATGCCCAACTCCGTTATCCGTGTTCTCATAATAATCTATAAATACATATTTACCTTTTATAACTTGATAAAACCAAATTACAGTCTCATCATAAGTACCTATATCCCACGCAGTATTAACAGTATATAATGGATCATACTTAATATCATTACTAACTTGACCTGCACTCATTATCTTCCGTAATCTAGAAGCATAATAAGCCCCTTTAAGTATCTTCTTAAATGATTCCTGTGGATTACTTGGAAACTCTTGATACATATCCTCATCTTGTATCTCTCGCGTCTTAACATACCATCTCTTCTGACCCATCGTCAATGGAGCCTTTAACGCATAACAATCATGCTCCTCAACATCAAGCAAACTCTCAAAATAATCTTCATCTTCATCTGTAACAACAACATTCTCATCATCAAGTGTATAATCTTCCATATCAAACCAAGGAAAGAAAAACATCTTGTAATCCAACCTACTCAAAGTCTCTTTTGCATAAACTTTATCCAAAGCTTTCATACTTATATCATAAAATTGACCACTACTTCCCTCAGCCGTACTCTCAATTATACAAATACTCTCTTGTCCAAGCGTATTTAAACTACCAGCAACAATTTCACGAGCCTGCTTCTTATCATTCGCACATATTTTACCAAACTCACTTATATGTAAAAACTGTTTTGTCCCTCCACGAGCACTCGCAGTAACTTCAACCCCACTACTACCATCCCAACTCTTCGGGTCCGTACCATTATGACTCAATATCAACTCAGAACCTGTATCTTTTAATATCGGTCGCTCCTTACGAACTATCTCGGGTAAACAATCATAAGCATATTTAACCTTATCTCGAAACATACCTTCCGCTATTCGAGCATTCTGTGCTATAATCGCTGTCCGCTGATTCGGAGTAAATAAAATCTTGTCCAAGGCAAATATACACGAAAATGTACTTATCCCAAACTGGCGAGCCTTTAACACAACATTACGATAATGTAAATTATCAAATAAATCCTGCTGAACTCGATTCATCTTAAACTGTATCTTATTACCATCCTTGTCCATAATAGAATACAAATTATTCATTCGCCATCGCCAACTCTTTAACTTACGCTTAAACTCATTTATCTTCATTCTTATCCTTCATACAACTTACACAATATCATCTGTAATGCTCTATCCAACTTACTCATCTCTAACCTACGAGCCAAAGCTTCACTCAAATATGAACAATTATCTCCCTCAAGCATCTTTAAATGCTCGTCACTTATCCTAAACTGTATCTTATGGCGCTTCTTCATATTCTATCTCACTCAATATCCCATAACAACCATCATAACTCGCCTCATTTATCTCAAACTCCTCGTCCAATACCAAATTAGTACTGTCCGTCTCGTCCAAATCAACATTCTTTAATGTTACATAAAATTTACCATCAGATTTCTTGTCCAAGGCAAACACCATACTCAAATTCCGACACTTCTCCTCTCCTGTCGGACTTATAAACTTTACAAATATATTCTTAATTGCCATTTCTCATCTCCTCCTCTGCCCATTCTAAAAATAATTGAACATCTTCAACTCCACACTTCTGATTCTTCTCCTTTAACAAGTTACAAGCCAACCATTCCATTAAATTAATCTTGTTGCTCATATCTCCACTTAACCAGGTAACCCGATTCCGACACTGCTCCAAACTCGCACTCTCTAAATCACTACCAAATAACCGCTCATGTTCCGTCATAATCTTCTCCTATTTTTTATTTTTACTCGTCTTATTATTTTACCTTCTTTTAATACTTTTATTCTAAACCTCGAAACATAGCAAAATAAAAATGGTTCGTGCCAATCAGAAATACAAAACAATACATCTCCATCTCTTTCTGCCATCCTCTTTGCTTCCAATTCTCTATCTAAAGGACTCAAATTATCAGAAACTCGATACTCCCTATCCTCCTCAATAACTTTTTCATCTTCCCTACGCAACTTTTCCCAATATCCACTCATCTCTCCCCCTTAATTATTATTTTCCCAGGCAATATTTGCTTAAGATAAACCTTATAAACATTCCCCTTATTACTTACAATCTCAACTATTTCAGCACAATCAGCTTTAACTAATTCCGAAATTTGAGTGTCAGAAGAAACTATATAGGTCTTATAAAAATATATCTTCTTATCATATCCACTCATTCCTATCTCCCACCGTATAATCAAATTCCTTCTTTATTATACTTAACATAACATTCCAAATCAGTAACTTCTTTAAATATCTCTTTTATACGATTATATCCATTCAATATATCACTCTTAACTGTTGATTTCATAATTCCCTCATTTTATCGCTCTACCCTCAATATACACCTAGTTGCCAAAGTGTCAACTTTTTTTTAAAAATTTTTTCCGAATATAACAAAAAATGGAGAGTTAAGTGAGGGGGGATATATAAAAATAGATTTCACTAAAAAACAAAAACCAAATTGGGGGATACCCCCTTCAGTATACAAGATTCCCGATTAGAAAAATAAAATATAAATAACAGAAATAGAACACAAGATTAAAATATACAAACAAAGAACTACAACTACAACTATAAGCACAATACTCATAAACTATGACTACCGAGGGTTTTACATAATGGGGATTATGCGGTTCGTTCCTCCCCTACCTTGTTCCAAGGTCGCATAATCAGCATTATGCAATACCCACAGAACAGATTGTTTAAGATGTAAATGACCAACAGCGAAGTGGCATATAGTTTTAACATTGGGTTTTATTAGAACTTGGCAATAAAGCTAAAACAATAACAAAAATAGGAGACTATTATGTCAGAATTTTTAAACACTTGGCGTTCAAAACGCGAAGTTTCTGCTGAAATAGCAGAATTGGAAAGAGTCAATGACTCTTTAGAGTGCGACGAGTATAATACTTGTCGTGATGAGTTAGATTACACTCTAACTCAAGAAGAGCAAAAAGCTATTGATTTTATCATAGCGAAAGCTCAAACTCGTTCAATGAACGAGCGTCGTAATAGCCAAAAGGCTATTGAAGCGGAAATTGCTATTAATAATAGCAAAATTTCATATCTAAGAGCAGAGTATAATACTCTGACTAGATAATGAAATTCATTATCGCAATCATCGTAATGCTCGGACTTATGGTTATCCATTTGTCCGTCAAACTTTCTCTTGAACAAAGTAAAAACAAATTGCTTGTTCAAGAGATAAATATTTTAATCGACAGTAATGCTTGCGCATACTGTCAAAATAAGGAGTAAATATGTATTTAGTATTATTAAGCGCAACAGCATCTTTCATAATCGCCATTGAGTTGGTATTATGATTTATGTTTTGGGAAGTTCACAAGTGTTGGCAATTATAGTATTAATTGCTGGAGTGATAAAAGAAGAAAAAAAAAGAAAGGAGAATTATGAAACTATGTAATCACAAGCCAACTTTCAGCAAAACTGAGAACTGGCATTCGAAATGCGAAATATGCGGGAAGTTCCAGACTTCAACATATTTCAGATTAATTAAATCTAATTTGCTAGAAACTGGCGAGTTAGATTTAAAGGTAAACCTTAACAGAGGCTTTGACATTGTTGACAATAATGGTCAATCAAAAAACTTCGCAACACTTAACGATGTTAAGGAATGGTGCGAAGAAATTTATAACCCTTAATTGGGTTATTTTTTTTTGCCAAAAGTTACAAATATGTAACAAAATAAAATGGAAAGTTACAAATATGTAATAAAATAGACCGTTTCGGGGCGAAAGAAATGTTATATCCCCCACCTCAATCTTCACTCCCCCCGATTAGATTAGCATATTTTTGAACATCTTTTTTAATTCGCGTCTTATGTTTGATATTATATTCGAGTTGTTTTAAGACATCATATTTATCGAGCATAAACTCATCTTCAATGAATTTAATATTAGCTTTTTCGATTCTTTTAAGCGCCTTAGAGATCCAGCCTCTTCTGCTAAAGAAGTTAGTAGTTGCGACTCTATTTTTATTTGAATTGAAGACTTTATTGTAAGCTTTATTAGAGTCCATGCCCTCGATGCCCCTCAGTCTAACAATTTCTTTTATTTCTTTTATATATTTCATAATGCATAATATACACCGTGTGTCACCTTTTTTCAAAGTGACACGGGCAAAAAGTCATAAGTTGTTTATGATGAGGGTCGTGTCAGAGTGTCACTTTTTTTTGTCAAAAACCGTTTATAAAAAAAATTATTTTTTTTTCCTTAGTAGCAATTGGGGAAAAAGGTGACACTCTGACACAGAGAGAGGTTAAGTTGTTGGTATGGAGCGACAACTGGAGTGTCACTTTGGTTTTGAAAGTGACACACGATTTATTTTTTTTTATTATAACCTATTTGTGATTAGTTGTTTAAGCCGTGTCACTTTGAAAACCCCCAAAGTGACGGTCTTTGTCTAACATTTATTAGCTAGTTTCGTTATAAACACTTGAATGTGAATAAGATGCGAGATTTTTTTTTATAACTCCTTGGTATTACCACTCTTATGCATAGTGCCTACAACGCCAAACTGTTACAAGTCGAGTTGTTGATACTACAACACTTTATGACTTTCGCAAGTTGTAAGTTGGGGATGGTCCCCCGACTTATGACTTTTGGTTTTCATAAAACACTTGTGCTGTAGTATCTTGCGAATAATGGAAGTCATAACTTGCTCTGGTTCTTTTCTTTGTGAAGTTTTAAAGCTCTAACCTGTTGTGGTGGAATTACATATAGTTTTAACATTTGGTTTTAGTAGAATTTGGCAATAAAGCCATAAAATAATAAAGGAGAAAGTTATGAGTTACGCAATGATTAATGGAGAGAGAAGAGATGTAGAATTAAGCAATGAGAAATTTGCGAAATCACAAAAAGTAAAAGCTATTGGTTCGATTTATGGAAACGCAACAGTTGTAATGTGCCCGAAGAAAAAGATTTTCGGCGTAGTAAACAACGAGTTTTCTGGGATCAAAGAAATTGAGATCGAAAAAATTCAAGGTGATAAAGCAATATTTTTAAATGTTGCTAAGAAGAAAAAGCAAATTAATAATAACGATTTATTCGCACTGTAACAAATTTACCCCTTAATCGGGGTATTTTTTTAATTTATGAAAGATTACATAATAATAACGGTTGACGGAATGAAGATAGCATATCGCAAGAGTGCTATTATAGCATTTAAAGATAAAATGATATTCTGCAATAATGCAGAAATAGAAGTCGAACAAAGCTTTGACGAGCTTTGCAAATTAATGAATAACATTAAGTAACACCTTCGGGTGTTATTTTTTTTATCTATAATAAATCTTCATTGATGGATTTCTAACATCTAACAATTTCATTGACCCTTCCCATAAATAGAATCTAAAACGGTCAGTTCCATTATAAACAAATTCTGCATCAGATTCAAATGTAATAGTACCTTCTTCTACTTGTCCAATTAAGCCACCTAATGTAATCTCTAGTCCTCCATCTGCATTTCTACCTCTTGCAGGAAAATGGTCACCATGTCTTTTTTGATAACAAGACACAACTCTTTTATAAATAGTTTTCCCAGCAAGCTCTGGGATAGCTCGATAATACATCAAATCAAGCCCAACTGACCGTATTAAATGAGTTAAATACGCAGTTCCGTTAGAAATGGTTATATCGACATTGTTTCCATAGTAATCATAAGAATTCCAGCCATCGGGTCTTGATTGCCCTGCTCGAAATTCATGAATCCCATCTGCAAAAGTAGGGTCAGTAATAAGTTCAATCCAACCCTGGTCTATTTCCTCCACAGGTCTCCTAACCTCTTTAGGCGGTTTATAGATTTTATCCTCAATCGACTTAATGAACATTTTTTTTTGATCCATAGACGACTGGAACGGCATACCGAAAATTAGCGAGCAATTTTTTTGTTTTTCGCCGAAAGGTTTGTAGATATTATGTGGCATTATTGAATCTCCATAAAAGCACTGTCTAAATATCCATCAGTATCCTGTGTTGATAAATTAATAGTCTCAAAATAATATTTTATATATCTTGTATTACTTGGAATTGTATATGTATGTTCCCTTAATACCCATGTAT